CTGAGTCAGTGCCAATACCTGATGTGCTTTTGCAAAATCCTGTTTTGAATATGGAAACAGATGATACTGAATCGTTAGACAATCCAATGTATACTATAGCTGCTAGTGTCTCTTCAAATATGGCTGGAATGAAAAACGGTAATAATTTCTTGAACGCGTATTTGAAACGTAACATTCAGGACAGACCATTAAAGAGGCTTGGAAAGAAAGCTAGATGCGCTTACTCATTTATTGGCAATCATTGGAAACCTAGTTTAATAATAAATGAGTGTGATACTCAAACCTGGATAAATTTACCGAATCATGGACCAAAAAAACAGTTGTATCAGGCTGCTTGGAACAAATTTCTGGATGATGGACAAATAGAATATACCGCAAGACTCAATCTTAAATTGGATGAAGTAATATTTAAGAAACTTATGAGGACTATTTGCGCATTTGATAATTCTTACCTCGTCAACGTTGCTCCTGCCATCGCAGAGTATTCGTCTGCTTTGAAAAGATTTTTCAATGGATATAACAATTGTGCTAAGGAAACGGATCCTTTCACTTTACACATTCTATATGCTACAGGAATGACAACTAAAGAAATGGCCAAAATCATATATGATAATAGATGTATGGTCAATATGAACAAACCACATTTTTTCCTGGCCGTCTTGGGTGATGATACAGCATTGATTAAAGACGACGTTGCCATGTGTTGCGATTTTTCGAGATACGATTCGACACAACATCCAGAACAACACGAAGCTTTCAGAAGAATGATGAAATGTAAGAATAACGCAGAAGCTATATTTCACATGAGAGCTGCAGCGGATGCACCAACCGCTATAACAAATCCTCAGACCGGAGAAGGTTATAAGGTACCAACTGTTGGTCTTAAAACTGGTTGTCCTGAGACAAGTGTTTCAAATACCACTATTACCGCCATGTCAGTGTACATGGCTCTCTTGGATTCATTTCCAGATGACAAGTGTAGTAAGTGGTTAACACACGTTCCTTTTTTCTTGGAAAAGAAATGTGGATTTTTGCCAAAAGCCTCCATCCAAGATTTGAAAACAGGAGTCGAATTTTTGAAGAACATTTTTATCTTGCAAGGAAATGATGTTGTTGTGATACCATTACTAAGCTCACTAGCTAAGATCGGCAAATTTTTGACACACCCTAGATTAATCGTACCTTTTTCCAAACTTAAGTCTAGAGAACAAATTTGCGTCGAGTCGGTGTATATGCAATTGTTGGGCAAAGGGGATTTGTCGAAAGTACCAGGTTTTTCTAAATGGCTAAGTAGTTTAGCTAAAATGTCATTGACAAGTAAACGCTTTCGCACACAATACAACACAGAATTTGACACCAATGAAGTTCACCATGAAACTATGGAGATCGCATATGAGACTAGATATGGCCTAGACCTTAGATCAGTCCTTGAACTTTTTGATAATTTGTCCAAGCAACCTCTTTCTATGTATCCTTTCAACTATTGCTCAGTTTCTTTGAATGTAGCGGTTGAAAAGGATTATGGAATAGAATTCTGAGATAAGTGGGGAGGGGCCATTATCCCTTCCCCTTACGTTTATAAGAAAATTAGCCTTATCAGCAGATTTTCCGCATCTAAATTCACTGAACTTTGCCGGCGTCAAGATTCTTCTTGGTCGGTTAATGCTTGGTTTAGAAGTGACACAATGATATCTAAACGTAATAATAATGCAAACAAACAGAGCAACGCAGCTAAGAATGCGAGTAAAAAGAAGGCTTCCAAATCCTTTAAGCAAATGGAAAGAGGACTCTCCAAGATGGAGAACCTGGCTAAAACTGCTAACACCAGACGTCGTTCAAAACAAGAGAAGAATGAGTTACGTGATAGAGAAGGTTCCTCCAATGGTGGTAGAATTGACAGATTCCCACGTGGAAATAAACAGGGTATGGGCTTTGGGAACAAAAATTCCATAATAGTACAAGAGTCGGAATATATTGGTGAAGTAACCAGTAATTCGACAGCTTTCTCGCTATTAAACACATATCCTATAAATCCGGGTCAAGTTGGGACATTCCCTTGGCTCTCTACGATAGCAAAGAACTATGAGAAGTATGAGTTCTTGTCACTGCAATGGATTTATAAACCGGAAGTATCGCAATATGCCACTAATGGGCAGACAGGGAAAGTGCTTCTTTCCGTGGATTATGATGCTTCCGATGCCCCTCCGCAGAATAAACAGCAGATGGAAGATGTCGTGCCGCACAGTGATGCAATGCCTTACCAACAGTTAAAACTTAACTGTAGACCAAAGGAGATGCACCAAAATTCTGATGCAAAATATGTTAGGCCTGGAAATTTGCCGGCTAATAGCGACATAAAGACGCATGACGCAGGGAATTTGTTCGTTGGAACTTCTGCTATTGCTACAAATAGCGGAACCCTGGGAGAGTTGCATGTTAAATACATTTGTAAGCTCTCAATACCTATATTGGTGAGTCAAGGGACACAAATTAATAATAGTTTGGCTGAGTTCACTGACACCACACCAGCATCTCTGACCACTACAGTGGCAGCTCTGGATTTGGTCCCAAATTTAGTTGGTACAAATGGTATAAACGTCGTAAATACGGCTGGAGTTTTAACAGTGCCAGTAGGAAATTATTTGATACTCTGGAATTCACAGTTTGTCAATACTGGGGCAGCACTTACGCTGGTCAAATCCGTGTTAGCACTTAATGGTGTTCAAGTCGGATTAGGATCAGGGGGTACTGCAGGAGGTTCTGCTGATTTGCAGACTTCTGGTTCATATTTCTGGCGTTCAGATGGAACAGCCACAACAGGTTTAACATTAACAAACACAGCGACTTTCGCTGGGGGCACTACTACTGTTGTTGGTACAATTGTCATAAAC